CTCTGGTGTGCAGTACGATTGGGAGTTTTTCCAACGTCAGCTTCGTTCAAACGATATCACGTTTTCTGCGCGGTCTGAGGTGGTGTTGATGTGCCACGTTTTCTACAAAGAATTCGATGGCAAGATCAGTCACGTCATCATCGATGAGCGGGACAGCCAGGGGTTCATGTACCGGAAGCTGCGTCGATTCAGTCGATGGGAGCAGGTCATCCATCCGATGTACTACGACCGTGGAGACGGCGAGCATCACGGCGTCAAGGGACTTGGAATCAAGATGTTGCAGGCGATGGAGTTGAAGAACCGACTCCGTTGCGCGATGGTTGATGCCGCATTCGCTCGCACCCAGATTCTGTTCCGACCGCTCAATGCCAACGCCCTTAGCAAGACGAGCGTGGTGCAGCAGGGTCCGTACGCGATTCTCCCGCCTGATTACGAAGTCATCCAGCAGAACATCGCCGGCGTCCTAGATGCGCCTATGGCGGTCAATGCGGAACTTGAGAACGTGCTCCAAGGGAACTTGTCGCAGTATAGGCAATCGCTCTCCAAGCCCCAAGGAAACCCAAAGACGGCGTTCGAGGTGAACGTGATGGTGTCGCAGCAGTCTGCGATTGGTAAGACCCAGTTGAGCCGGTACTACAACCAACTCGATTCGTTCTTTGAGGAGCGATACAACCGCGCTTCAAATCCCAACCTGAACCCGATCACGAAGTCCGATAAGGACGCCATCGAGTTCCAGCGTCGATGCAAAGAGCGCGGAGTTCCTGTCCAAGCCATGATGGATATCGATTTCGTTGAGGCTACCCGGACGGTTGGCCAAGGTTCTCAGTTTGCGAAGCAGCAATTGCTTGGTTCATTGCTCAGTCTTTCTGGTGCGCTTCCCGAAGGCGGCAAGATCAATCTGCTCAAGGACTACATCGCGGCGCAGGTTGGTCAGCAGATGGTGGATAGGTATCTGCCAACTCAAATTCAATCGTCGCGCATCCAGGACCAAGCCGCTCTTGCCGTTCTCGAACATGCGTCCATCCACCAGAGCAATATGCCGATTGTCACCGACACGCAGGACCACGTGATCCACATCGACACGCACATGGCTGCGGCAAACCAAGCTGCTTCATCGCTCCAAAGTGGTGGCAATCCACAGGAAATCATGTTGTTCATGCAGGGTATCGGGCAACACGTCCAAGACCATTTGCAGCGTCTTTCCACTGACCCCGCTCGCCGGCAACAGGTTGATGGATACGCGCAGCACCTTCAGGAGCTTGGAAAGACAATCGAGCAGCTTGGTCAGATGCTCCAGCAGCAACAACAGGGTCAAGCGCAGATGCAGCAGGCGCAGGCCATCCAGCAGGGTACTGACCCTCGCACCGCTGTGATGAACGCCGATATCCAAGCAAAAATTGCTCGCCAGAATGCGGAGACGATGGCCAACATCCAACGACAGAACGCAAAGACGAACGCAGATTTGTCCCGCAGGAATGCGAAGACGACTGCGGACATCCAGCGAGCGAACGCAACTGCCGAGTCTGACTTGGCGCGGTGATAATGAAAAACATACATTTCGTACACGGCCTTCACGACGACGGATTCCACATCTGCGAACGGATTGCAATCGCTTCAGCTTGGGTCAACAACCCGGACTGGAGCGTTTTTCTTTGGACGCCCAAGGAACCAACCGGCGAACAATGGGAAAAGCTCAAGGCCAAGGTTCCGGTCCGCGTGATGCTGATCGACAACCCGATACAGTGGAACGGCAACAACATCCCAAAGCATCAGCATCGAGCCGACCTGATCCGCCACACCGTCCTGTACACGATGGGCGGAGTCTATACTGACACCGACACCATCACAGTCGCTCCGTTTCCAAAAGATTGGCTTGATCACGACACGGTCATCGGTCGCGAGTTCTGCGGTTCGGACCCGACCATCGGCCTGTGCAACGCGGTCATGTTCTCCAAGATGCACAGCCGGTTCCAATGGAAGTGGCTCCAGAAATGGCAGGAGTTCGACGGGAGCGGGTGGAACGAGATCTCGGTCCAGTACCCGATGAAGTTGCATCAAGAAAATCCCGGACTAGCCAAGGTCGTTGACTTCGAGATGTTGGGGTTCATCCACTGTGAATCAAATAAGTATTGGCATGGAATCCATTCTCTTTCTGGATGTTCAATCGCCCACTTGTGGCGGACCTATCACGACCAGACGATGCGCTCGTTGACAGAAGAGAAGATTTTGAAACGCGAAAACACTTACTGCGAGTATGCTTCAAAATACCTTTGACCGTATCTATCAGAACGATGAGTGGAACGGAGGCTCTGGACCCGGATCTCATGCACAAAACACAGCCAAGTACGTCGAGTTCCTGAACTCGTTTATCCGCGAGAACTCAATCAAGTCTATATTGGACGTTGGATGCGGAGATTGGCAGTTGATGTCTATGGTTGATCTGTCTGGTATCCGATACAAAGGAATTGATGTCAGTCAAGTCGCCGTTGATATTGCTAAGACTCGCGCCCCGATTGGAACCGATATCAGCGTTGGGGACATCGGCGACATCCGAGAATCTTTTGATTTGGTCCATATCAAAGACGTGTTGCAACATCTTGAGTTTTCGAGGTGCAGAAAGATTCTGGACACGATTTCTTCCCGGCATAAATCCGCGCTTGTCATCAACGAGTATCCAGGAAACACAAACGACATCCAAGATGGTGGTTATAGGCCGTTGAGCATCGCCTCTGATCCTATTTGTTGGCCGAGATCAACAATGATCAGCGTGTTCAATGAGCCTGCGTTTAGAAAATCAGTAACATATATCTATCCATTATGACTCCGCATGAATCGCTGAAAGACTTTGTATCAATCCATTATCCAAAGATGGGTGGATGGTGCGACCCTGAAAAGGGGTTCCAGATTGGAAGCCTTGTTCTCGACCACAAGCCTCAACATATCGCGGAGGTCGGTGTGTTCGAGGGCAAGTCAACGCTCGCTCTGGCTTATGCCTGCAAGCTAAACGGTAGCGGAACCGTTTATGCAATCGACTCTTGGAAGAAGGAGGATTGCATCGATGATGAGACGAATCCCAACCAAGAATGGTGGTCGAAGCTAGACCTGGACGGCCACTACGAGGCTTTTGTGGGCCACTGTGTCCGTGCTCAGGTTGTTCGTCAGATGCAGTTCTGCCGCATGTCGTCCTGGGATGCTTCGAGGTCGCTCCCGGATATGGATATGGTCCACATCGATGCCAACCATGCTGAATGGCCGTCCACCAGCGACGTCGTCAACTGGCTTCCAAAGCTCAAGGTCGGCGGTTATCTGATCATGGATGATGTGAATTGGGATTCCACGCAGACCGCCATCCGGTTGGCGGAGAAATACTGTACGTTGATCCAGCGGTTCGACCTGAAAGAAAGCGTGTTCTCAATCTATCAAAAAACAAAGAAATGATACCGATTGTCATAACGCAGCGGGGGTCGGAGAGGATTGGACCCGTCACGGAAAGGCTCAAGGGATATGGTGTCCAAGAGTTCAAGTTTTTCTATGGGTTCAACGGAGCAAAGTCCGGTCTTAAAGCAACCATCCCGTATACAGGTGACGACCCAAGCGGATCAGAACATATCGGACCAAAGCATATCGGCTGCACGATGTCGCACATCATGCTGTGGAGCGCGCTTGAACTGTCAGATGAGAATGATCATTGGCTTATATTTGAAGATGACGTGATGCTTCGGGATGGATGGAAAGAATCCATCAACCTCGCTCTGGAAGAAGTTCCAAAAGATTGGGACATGATTTTTGTCGGGTCATGCTGCACCCAGGGCCGTGTCGGTGAAAAGGTTGGCAATGCTTTGTATCGATGCCATCCGCTCTGCACGCATGCGTACATGGTGCGACGAAAAGCGTTGAAGACGTTGCTCGAAACGGTGGTTGAAATTTCCGCGCCAATTGATTTGCTGATTTTCTTCAAATCAAGGCATCTTCTGAATTCCTATTCAATTATCCCAAGGGTTGCAGACCAGTTTGACACAGAGATTCCAGATTGATTTGAGCATTAAAATGAAAGACATCATCAGAAGCCTTTCCATAAAGGCTCTAAAACGATTTGCAAATGGTGGAGATGGTCAAGCTGACTTGTTGATGGAGATTGAAGATCTACGCAAGACACTTGAATTGAGAGCGGTTGAAAATGAAGAGCACCTGACAGAGGTTCGCGAAGAGCGCGACCATTGGCTGTCTCTTTATGATGAAATCAAATTTGCTGCTGAATTTCTTATGAGCTACGCAAAAAATGACGTTCCAAAGCTGGCTGAACAAGTGGATTGGGAGGTCGGCAAGATTGTTCTACCGGAGGAAGTCGGAACGTACTACTTCAATCCTGCCATCTTTCAAGAATCGGACGGCAAGATTCTTTTGTTTGCTCGTCGATGCCGCAACAAACGCGAGAAGGATGAGGATACGTATGTCGAGAAGAACGACATCGTTGTCTTTGAACTCAGCAAAGACCTTCGAGCGACCAAGAAAGCGTTGATCCAACTGACATCTCAACATCCAAACGAACAGTTTGAAGACCCTCGCGTGGTCAAATTTGGAGACAAGTACGGGATAAACTGCGCCACATTTATTCCGCTCAAGTCATACGCGCATCAGGCGATGTTCCTGCTCGACAAACAGTTCCTGAACGTGGGCCGGTTCGATACTGTATATGGAAACAACTTGTCCCAGGCGATGGTGAACGATGGACACGAAAAGAACTGGCTTTTATTCGTCCACGATAACACGCCACACATGGTATATTCTGCCAATCCACACGTCGTTGTGCGCCTCAATGGGCGGTTAGAGAAGGAAACGGAATACTCGACCGATGAGTTCAATCCTCTTTGGAAGTTCGGCGAAGTGCGCGGCGGCTCCAACCCGATCCTTGCGGACGGCCTGTACTGGACCTTCTTCCATAGCTCGCTCCCGTGGATCAACAAGAAGCGTAGGTATTACATGGGTGCATACGCTTTTGAAGCCAAAGCTCCGTTCCGCATCGTTCGCATGACCACGCTTCCGATCCTTACCGGAACAAATCAACAGGATTGGTGGCCTGGACTTCCTGCGGTTGTCTTTCCATGCGGCGCGTTCTACGATAGTTCAAAGAATCAGTTCGTTGTTTCGTATGGAATCAACGATGTTGACTGCGGATACATCAAGCTACCACTGGCCGACATGCTGGAGATCACCAAGATCATCCGGCCCAAACGAGATACCGTCACCCCCGAGAAACCAATCAAACTAGATGACGTTCTCGACCCGATTCCTCAGAGACACAAACTGAAACGTAACACGATCACAAAATATGATAAACTGGATGCGCGGCTTAACGAAAGAGAACCCGAAGAACTTGCTGGAACTGCCTGACGTAAATATCGCGGACTGGATAACCAACGGACAACAGGCAGAACTCGCGCTCATCATGCGGAATCCTGTGCTCAGGATGGCTCTACGCATCGTTGCAGAGTCCATGCCCATTGCAATGCCATCTCACGGTAGCAAGGAGTCAGACATTGTTTTTGCTGCTGGAATCACCGCTGGTTATGCACATTGTCTTGAAAATTTGCGAAAATTGTCAGTAGTTGATGTCACTAAAGAACTTGAAGCGACCTTTGACGATAAAAACTAACAAAACTTTATGGAAGAACCACTGAACTCGCCCGTTGTCCACTCTGCACAGCCTCCTGATTTTGGAAGCTCATTCATCGACGCATTTAAAACTGCTGGTCTTGACGACATCGCGGTTGTTGATGGCGTCGCTTCTAAGGTCGTTGAAGAACCCAAGTCAAAAAAGCAATCACCCCCATCCGTCGATAGCAAAAAATCAAACTCTCAGGAAAAACTGAGTCGCGCGGAGATGGACATCGATCAGATGTTCAAGCCCAAGGAGAAGGCCGTCGAAATTGATTCTGACATCCCGGAATCCATCAAGTCCACGAAAGCGGCAGACGCTTTCCGCAAGATCAAGGAGGAGAAGGCGCAGCTATCCAAACAGCTTGATGACCTCAAGGCTGGAAAGGTTTCCGACACGGAGGTTGAATCCAAATTCAAGACGCTTCAATCAGAGCGTGATGCGCTTTCCGAACGTGTCCGATTGCTCGACATCGAGCGGCATCCTGATTTCGTCAAGAAGTACGAGTCGAAGATCACCGGCGTTTTTGATTCGTTGAAGGGGCTTGTCGGAACCGAAGGGGATCGCCTGATCGGATTGCTCAAGTCTCCCGAGAATGATTATCGGAACTCTCAGATCGACGATATTGTTGAAGGGCTTTCTCCTTCCAAGAAGGCGAAACTCGGAGCATTGATCGTCAAATACGACGAGATCAACGGAGAAAAGTCTGCTGAGATGTCCGAGGCAAAAGCCGATTACGATGCGGTCATCTCGAAGTATAGGCAGGATAGCGATGCAAATACCGCGTCCGCTTTGGAGTCGGCCACCAAGACCTGGACCAAGGTGAGCGAGAATGCTCGCGCTCTTGAGATCTTCGAGCCTCGCGACAACGATGAGGAGTGGAACACCGAGTTGAATGGCCGACTCAATCTCGCCCGACAGATCTTCAACGGCGAGAACAGTGAAGAAGACCTCGCCAAAGCCGCCCTATGGGCCGCAGCCGCTCCCAAGTACCGTGAACTGCTGTATTCTCAGGTGGAGGTCAACAAGCGCCTACAAGCCGAACTGGCTAAGTATCGCGGCAGTCAGCCTGGAGTCAGTTCCAAGGCGACCGGGGGTTCAAGCAAATCGAGCAGCGGAGATGCTTCCAAGAGCGAAGATTTTGTGGCAAGCGTTATGAAATCGCTTGGTCGCTAAAACTCTAAAACGATTACCCCCCGGTTGTTTTTATTACAATCGGGGGGTTTTTCTTGGAATAGATTACTTTTTGTATGGACCGCTTCCGTAAGGCCCGCTTCCGTAAGGCCCACTTCCACTCGGAACAGGCTTAGTGGTTGGCTTGGTTGGGGTTTTTGCGGAGGCTGATGTGGTTGTCTGCTTGTAAGGTCCGCTTCCTGAAACGGATCCTTTGTACGGTGCGTTATTGCTCATTTATCCTTTGGTAGTGCATACCATCCTTCACTGATGATGATGCGGTTGTTGCTGCGAATCGTTTTGCCGCTTGCGTCAAGTACCCAAACCTTAGCTTTGACGCTCTCAGCGAGGCGCACAGGCTCACCGTGGGGGACGTAGATCACTCGACTCGCGCACCCCGCGCTCATGCTCATCGATGCGAGCAAGCAGATCACGCTTAAGCTCCGGTTGTTTCTTGGCGTCTTCACTAGATACATCCTGTTTTGACAAAGAAAATAGCCAAGCGACCAGTTTTACAATCAGGTCAGCCAAAAAACTCATTTCTGACCTGCTGCATCAGCGTTTTTCTTGTTGTTATAGATGGACCAGGCGACACCAGAGGCGGTGACAGCGGCACCTACAAGTTCATCGGCCTGACCAGACGAAACAAAACCCTTGGCAATCAAGAATCCACCGGCGGCGGTCAATACGTGGCGAAGTAGAGAGGCAAAATAAGCGTTCATTTGTCGTTTTTAATTTTTCTGTACAGTTCGATTGATTTTACAACACAGGTCAAAAGGGCGGCAAGCGCACCAAGCGCAAGCGATGCTCCTTTTAGATTTGGTTCTGAAAATATCGCGTTCCCGAGTAGGCCAAGAACTGGCCCACCAACGCCTATCGACATATCGCGAACAAAAGCGTGGTGGCCAGTCATAGTGGCCTTTTAGTTGGTTCCCTCGGGCTGCTTTGCAGCTTCAAGGATGATGTCGGCAATCGGAACAGCGACCTTTGCATTCTGATAACCACCGGCTTTGATGGCGATATCGACGAGTTGCATCAGTGCGTTCGCTTGTTCAGTCGTCAGTTCAATTTTGATCATGCGACAGGAGCTTCGGAAAAAATGATTGGCTCGTCAATGACAACCGGAACTGGCGTCCAAGGAAGCGGAAGCGACACGACCGGAGCATTGGCCTGGTCAACAACCTCTTTCTCCACGCTCGTCTCGACAGACGCCTTATCAACACCGTTGTCCCAACACCAACCAAGAACTTGAGCCTCAGTCAACTGGTCGTACGGAGTGAAATCGCCGCTCGGAGGAGCGAACGAGACGCATCCGGTCAAAGCAGCACTAAATGCCCCATCAGACCCACGGCAACTCCATGTCGCCGTGATGACAGCATCAGACAACGATGCTTCGGTCTTTTTGACCAAAAGCTGTTTGATGATCCAGTTGATTGAAATAGTAGTGGTCATATAAGATTAAACCATGTAAGAGCCAGTAACAACAATGTATGGAGCCGGGCAAATCGCGACAGCAGAGGAAGCGCCTCCACCAGTAGCATATTGAGAAATACTGATGTAAGTTACTCCTTGGTTTATGTATGCTTGAGCCACATTCAATGCCGTCAACGTAAGCCCGCCAATGTTGGTTATTGAAACAGAGTAAAGCTGATTTGCGGTTCCGTTTGATGTGAACGGAAGACCATAGACAAGCATCGCTCCGGTCCCGGTATGTGCAGATGTCGCAACATACAACCTAAATGTTACAAGATTTCCAACTTTTGTGTAGTTTCCGCTTTGAACAACATAAGTACCAACACCAGCGGTAGTTCCGCCAACGATGGTCGGAGTAAACGTACCTTCCTCGTAATCATCAAGAGTGTTCACGTCGGTCGCAGCAACCTGCGTCGCCGGGAACGTGATGCCCGATTTAAGCTGGAGAATGCCACCGTTTGCGTTGTTCGTGACAGTTCCAATCAGCAGGTTTCCACCAACAGCAAGCGTCATCGCTTGAACAAAAGTAATTGGATCATTAATTGCAACTCCAACAGCAGAGTTAAACCAAAGATGCTGTCCAGTAATTATTTGGTATTGCAAAGCGGCTTTTCCAGCCGTCACGTATTTCCAGCCACCATCAAATTTTGAATTTGACCCAAAAACAAAGTTGTCACTTTGACATCCAATTTGGGTTCCTGCCGGAAATTGCAAACTTCCAGCCCCAAACACTCCTGTAACGCCAATAGCAAGCGCATTAGAATTGAGCGTCATCCGCGTGCCGCCGGCGCCGTCGTACCAACTGAACACGCCAAGAGGAGCAATCCGATACTGCGCCAGCGAATTGGCGGCGAATTCCAACGTGTTCGCAGCAGGCAGATACACGCCATTGGCTGGAATCGTTCCGCCAGTGACAGTCAACTTCGACCCCGACAACGCACCAACAACAGTCAACGCATCGGTCGTCTTGTCGTACGTCAACCCAGCGTCACCAGCCAGATTCGTTCCGCCATCATTGAAGATGACCTGCGTCGTGGAACCAGGAAGACCGACACCCCCTCCAAGAGCCGTGTACAACTCGGTGAAGTTCTGGTTGGTGTAATCAAACGACGTCCGCAACGGTGTACCCGTCCCGTCGTTCGGAGCCGCACCGATATTGATGGTCTGTTTTGCCATAAAATTAGATGAATTCCGTCATGTCCGCAGTGATCATTGTCGAAGATGAATCGATAACCGTGTTGTCAGCATTGATGTCAGCCGTTCCACCAAGAGTCGCCGCCTCCCAAAGTAGGCCAAGTTCCAACAGAATCCTTTCACGCGGACTCTTGCACGAAGCTCCATAAGCCTCGTTGATCAGGGTCAAAGCATCCGCGCATGAGATATTAGCCATATCAGTTCGCGATGATCTTGAACCAAGCGACTCCGTTCGACATCACCACCGCTCCGTTCCATTGCGGAGTAAGCGTATGGGTCAGAGCGCCATCGATGGTTTCAGCACCGTATCCATCCACAATGACATTGTTTGCGCCGGCATTGATGCGCTTGAAAGCATAGATACGACCCGGAACAAGCGCAGCAGAAGGAAGCGTCATCGTGATAGCCCCGCCAGTGGCATCGCAGATGAGCAGATAATCGCCGCTGACCACCGTGCCCGTGGTGGTGACGCTCCTGAACGCTCCTCGCGTCGCGCCACCACCCTGCAAATAAACAGCGATGCGATTCTCAAGAGCAAGTCTGGCCAACTCAAGCTCACGCGGAGAACGGCATCCAAGTGCCGCCATCTCGTTGATCAGCGTCTCCGCCTCGTCGCATGTGATGTTTGCCATATCGATTTATCAGGCCATCGGACCACGACCACGCTGCATCACCTCGGCAATGAATCCCTGTTTTCCATGAGCCGCTTCACCACCTTCCTCCGCTCCATGCGCCTTCATCTTGCCTTCACCTTCAGCTTCGCTCTCATTGGATTCGTAACCGGCAAGAGGTTGGCCATCCACCTCCACCAACATCGCCTTGCCGTTCTTCTTCAAAACGATGGTCGCCATCGTCTGAAATTTCTCTCCCTCTTTGAGATTTTCAGGAACCTCAACACCCTTGGGAAGAATAAAATTTGCCATGAACGAAGCATTGCTTGATGCCACATGATGTCAATACGAAAAACCCACCACCAGCCTTTCGGCCGATGATGGGCTGTGTCAACCAATACCGTTCCGATTACGAGCAGATGATCGTGGTCAGCGCGCCTGTGCAACGACGGAAGATGATCGTCATGCCCTGGTTCGTGAAGATCGGCTCCGGAGCATGCACGAACTCCGCGTAATGCTGGCCCTTCTTGTCGAGCGGATCCGCGCAGTCAACACTGAGCTTGTACGCACCCGTCACCCACTGCCACTCGCCCATGTAGTTGGTCGGCATCCAAGCCAGGTCACCAACCCGGTTCACAGGACGCACGATGTGACTCTTGAACACGTACGGAGTGACGATGAACGCACCCTCGTACGAAGCAGTCGTCCAACTCGGATTGACGCTGAACACGGTACCCTTCGTGCCGCTCGCACTGGTGAACGGCTGGATGAGCGTGTACTTGCCGCCGGCATAGCTGAACCGGGGAGGGAACAGATTCGGCACATGCCGGAAGTTCTTGATGACCCGGTTCGCACCGATGCGCTTCAGCAACGTCGATCCTTCGCCAGAGCCGGTATCCGCGATGTTGAGGTCGGAACGGAACGCAGGATTGTTCTGCGCGATGCGCTGCGACGCCTCCAACCCGATGTACAACGGGAACACAGGACCATCGCTGCTGTACGAGATAAACCCAGAACTATCAGGATTCGTCGCGCCATTTCGGATGAGCGTCGCCGCCGCCACATCCAGCATCTCCTGGGTCAACTCCGACGTGGATTGGTTCAACGCCTGACCCGCGCTAACACCATCGATCCAAGGGAACTCATTCACGCCCGACGGAATCGTCTCGACCTGCGTGAAACTCGAATCCGCGACCGCCTTGATGGCATACTTCGCGAAGATATTCTGATACCGAGTCTCCCAAGAACGCTGCGCCCGGATGGACAGCTTCTCAAGATACACACGCAAGAACGCTTCGACACGATGATCAAACGTCAGGTCATCCTTACACAGCAACGGACCCTTCAGAGCGAAACGCTCAGGACTCCAAGTGACCGCGTTGTAACCGACCGGGACATCGTTGTACGTGACATCGCAAGCATTGGTACCAGCACCATCAGCAAGCGTGATTGCCGCCCAAGTCTCAGCCGCAGTCGGCTCGATGCTGGTCGTGGTGAACGAGGTCTGGGTCAAACCAGTACCCTGCGGATACTCGCCGCGCTCGATGAGGTTGAGCCACATCGAACGATACGACGCGCGCTTATAGACATCCTGTGCAAGCGACTCCGTAGCCACCGCAAAGGCATTGAACACATTTGGACAAGCCATAATGAAAACTGTTTCCTGCGTTTACCGCTTTTTAGTGGGCCATCCATCCATCATCCAATGGACAGATATTCCCCACCACCACCAAACGCGGGCTGTCATTTCCGCTTAGACATTCGCATCCGATGACCAATCGTATGCAATCATTAAGGTCGATGGATGGATGAATCATTGGAACCTATTACTTTGTCAATGAGAATGTATCATGTAGCTATCGCGTAGCTATCGCGTAGCTCGCTCTGCTCTGCGATATAGTTGCTGTTTCCGTAAAATAAACCAATCCTGTCCGGACGAACGATATCGCGCTTTTCAATGAACCCACGAAAATCGTAAGGACCAGGGAACGTGCCGACTATCAACGCATACAAATCCACTCCATCAGCCTTTCTACCGCACCTCCGCGCATCCACCAGCAGCTTTCCAGCCCGATGCTTTGTAGTCTTCACATCGACACGCATACCATCAGACAGAACACAGTCATGCGACGGATGAGGAGGCGCACAATCAATATCCATGTCCGGATACACATTGAACAATTTACAAAACGCAATCTCTCCAGCCATCCCCTCCAAATCAATTATCGCGTCGTCAACAACTCCAAATTTCATTCTCGGAACATTGAAATTACGATTATTTTTACCCCTGTGCTCTGCCAAGAAATTAGCAAGTTTACGCTCTGCAAGATTTAAAGATACAGTTTGACCAATCTTTACTTTATTTAATGCGTTCAAAATGGTGGAAAATTTTTGAGGTGGGTATTGTAAACGACACCCACCCCCAAAGGGGGCGTCGTCGTTCCATCCCGTTCGCTCTATCCCCTATAAAAAGAATGCTTATTCTATTGTGTCCGCTTCAATTGTTTTATTCGATAGTGTTATATTATCTAATCGGTCCGGCATAGAACCCAATAGATTAATGGAGACACTTGCAGCTTCGCTTTGATCTGACCATCCAAACACTAGTGCGCTCCTCTTAGCTACGGATCCTAATATTTGTTCCCTGGTGGACTCGTCTTTAATACCGTCGAGATCATAGGTGTCGACACGTTCTATGGTAGTTATAGCATCAGCGGCGAGCTTAGAACGAACGAGCGCGGATAGGCTTTCTAGGGATTCTATCTTCTTTTCTTTGCAAACGATTTGCATTTGAGACTTCAATTTCGTGATCCCTTCCCTGCTAGCTTTAGTTTGTAGTGTGGCTTGTGACACTTGCAAATCGTTTGCAATAGCTTTCCATTCCATGCCGGAAAGATACAGGCTCTTCGCTTGTTCCCATTTCTCTTTATTCACCATCGCTTTGTGGCGCAAAGCCTCTTTCCCGTCCAGCCTTTTGTTCCACGTTGAACATTTTGCTCCTTTATCGTTAAACATTGGTTTTTTTCAAAACTATACCATCTATTGTGTAATTGCGTGTGACCACACCCCCACATCTTGTGTGCCACGTTATCGTTAAAATCCGGGCTTTGATTTGTTGGTAGGGTGATGACATCGGACGTTTTTGCCTACAAATTCGTCATTTTTCCGCACAAATTCCTTGTTTTCCGATTTGATTTGTGCCGCCCCCCTGAATCCGCCGACATGGTTCACGCTTCCCCACTCTCAAAAGAATTTTGCAGAATTTTCTTCCATCCCGTCAACGGCCCTGCCACTCTCGTCCCGTCATGCAAAACCTCACCCACGTCACGCTTAAAAGCGCCAACATCAAAACAGGCCCGATCCCTGTTTCTACTTCATCCGCCGCAACATGTCCGGACGCTTGTCCGTTCAAGGCGTCCGGCTGTTACGCAAAATCCGGCCCGCTTGCGATTCACTGGTCCAAAGTGACCAACGGTCTTCGCGGTCTGCAATGGAACGAATTCCTTGACGTCGTTCGTTCCTTCGCCGCTGGCCAACTATGGCGTCACAACCAAGCCGGTGATCTTCCCGGTGATGGCGACGCGATTGACGGTGTGGCTTTGGCGCAACTTGCCAAAGCTAACTCCGGCCGGCGCGGTTTCACGTATACGCATAAGCCTACAACCGTCGCAAATTTGCGGAGGATCCGTTCCGCTAATCGCGACGGTTTCGTGGTAAACCTTTCGGCGAACTCCATCTCTCATGCCGATACGCTCGCAAAAACCGGCCTGCCCGTCGCGGCTGTGGTTCCGCAAAACAGCCCGGATCGGTTCACTTCGCCGGCCGGAAACAAAGTTGTGATTTGCCCGGCGCAACGGGTCGCTGGCATTTCGTGCAATGCGTGCAGACTCTGCGCCAAAGGTGACCGCACTTTCATCATCGGATTCAAGCCACATGGAACGGGGGCTCGGAAAGTAGAAGCGATCACGAGCGCTGTTTGATCATCCGCGCCAGCCTGTCGGAAACGGTAGGCTGTAGCGGGCGATCATGCCCGGTTCAAACACCATCAACATGAAATATAAAAACAACGACGACCAGACCGACGCAATAGCCGCACAGGTCGACCTCGAAATTCCATTGCCTGTCGGCGGATTTGAATCCGAAGACGAAAAGGAGAATTATCGCAGAAAACAGGATTCCCGTTTTACCGAGCTATGCGCGCAGGCGCTGGCGATCACCAGCGCTGTTTGATCATCCGCGCGGGTCCATCGGTGACGGTGGACCCTAGCGGGCAATCATTCCCGATCAAAACCATAGAACAATAATCAAAAACATGAAACCTACCATCCCCCACCTTGCCCGCGTGCTGTGCTGCACCGAGGTTCAAATCCGCGCACAGTTTGCCAAGAATCTTGCGACGATGCGGTCCGATTTGGAGCGAGCGAATCGCACAGGTCGTCCCGTTCGGGGATATTCTGCGGAGCGCATCTCGGCGGACGTCGCAGAAATGGAATCAAGGCTTTTGCAGTAAACATCAACAAAAAACATCATGCCTACTAAATCACATCCCCTGGACAACGGTTTCTTGGCGCGCGAAACGGAGCGGCTCGAACTTCTCAAAGCGACCTATTCCCTCCGCGCGGACGGGTCAATCTTCCGCGACCGTGGCGACGGATGGAAGCGGGTCGTGCTTCTGGCCAGCGTCACCCCTGAATCCTACTGGCTCAAGATCAAATCGAAAGACGCGACTCTTTCCCGTGAATTCCGCGCGTACCGGACGGCGGTGATTGATGCGATTCCATTGTCGGACCGACCCGAATACTTCACCCTGGTCGATCTTGTCGGCGACGACGTTGATGGAATCTGGTCGCACATGGAAGAAATCGGGAAGCGAATCGAAATCGAAACCCTGGTCGAACTCAACGACCTGGATAATACGAGACGCGCAGCATTTGAAAATCAGTGCATGGCATAAACAATTAACCAAGCAACAAAATGAACGTATCACAATTCATCGGATATATTAAACAATCGCGCAAGTATGGTTCGACTTATGTCCATGCTCAATTCAGAAACAATTGTTTTGGTTTTGATGTGTTCCCGGAAGCGGATCATGGCGGAAGAAAAGTTAAATTGTCATTTTGCGGATATGGCAGGAGCTTGCAAAGCGGTGGTCATAAATATAAAGCGTACGCATATTATCGCGATACTGGTAAACCGGTCCCGAGCAAAAAACTAAACGAGATCATTTGAATCCATAGAACCACGCGCCGGTTTCGGTCGGCGCGCATTCTGCGGATACATCATCATCATCATCATCATGCAAATCACGGCATCACAATATAGTCAGATATTGGAATCGCTTCGCCCGCTTGTTCCGAAATTGCAGGCATACCTGGAGCTTACAATCTCGAATCCTCGCGCGGGTTCGTCGGCTCGGCAGGTCCGTTTGGACGCTTTTTATTCTGCTGGCGGGCCGTCTATTCTGTTTCCGTATTGCAATTATGCCGCGCTCGATTCGGCGATGGTTCGAGCGATGAATGATCTGGGCTTTCCTGAATTCTCGAAATGAACTCATTCAAAAAGTTGGCCACCTTCCTCCTTTTCTCATGTTCCGCGTTTGCTGCGAGCGATGAGCAGATAGCGGATGCGATTTATCGGGTCGAGGGGTCAGCACGCGCAAAGGTTCCGTACGGAATTCTCTCGATCAAGGTCCATGATACCGCGCACGCTCGACGCATCTGCCTGAACACCATCAAAAATAACCGTGTCCGGTGGATAAAAGCTGGACAACCTGGGTCGTATCTGGACTACTTGGCCGACAAATACTGTCCGCGCTCTGCGGATCCTATCGGTAATAAAAACTGGAAAGTCAACATCAAGAGACTGGTCAAAGAGTGAAAAACAAAAACAGCGGATTTAAGCTTATGTATTACGCGAAACAAGTGTCCAGCAATAGCTGGCACGTCATCAATCCGGTGGACGGCCGACCCATCACCGATAATGCTCCGTATGGGGTGGACCGCGTCCTGGTGTTCCGGGATGAGGATGCGGCTCTTGAGCGGGTGGAAGCGTGCAACGACGCTCTGGACCTGGAGGAGGTGCTGTGAAGGCCGTGCGCTATCCATCATCATTGCCAGAACGCCGGCGAGCGGCATACACGAAGAGCGTTGCGAAGCGTCGTGCGCTGGCCGTTGTCGGTAAATTGGCATGCCTATGTTCTGGGCCGGCGCATCGTCTTAGCAGTAGCGGGCCTGTGTGTGCGAGGTGCGATGGAATCGAGGCTCGTTTGAGCCGTAGCTATGCCAAAGAGTTCAGCGGAAGCAATCGTCGCGGCGACAACGTGGCTGGCGCGATGGCGACATATTCTGTGCATTGCGAGCTGGCGCGCGATATGCACTGATGATTTTTGCCGGCCAACCTGTCGTTGGCCGGTTCCCGCCCGGTGTATCTCTCAATGTGGAAACTGAGGGGCGAAAACCATCGGGCGGGGTTTGATTTCGGTGACAGTAAACAAAAGAATAATAGAACAAAAATATGAGCAACGACATCAGTTTGACTGGGCCTGCCATTGTTATTAAGAATGACTGCATCAGACCCTGGAATATCGGGGCGAATTATCTGATCCGGACCGTGACGATGATTGACACGGGCCGGCTGGTGGAGGTGACGCCGATGGAACTGGTCCTTGAGGATGCGGCGTGGGTTGCGGATACCGGTCGTTTTTCGGATGCGCTGAAAAAATCGGAGTTCAGCGAGGTGGAGCCGTTCCCTGCCGGCCGGGTCATCATCGGTCGAGGATCGATTATCGATGCGGTTGAAATCTCCAACCTTCCGATGAAACAGAAATGAACGCCACAATGCTGCGCGCCGGATGGTCGTGGTCGTGGTCGAGGACGTGGTCGAGGTCGGGGTCGGGATCGTGGGCGGGGTCGGGGTCGTGGTCGTGGTCGTGTTCGAGGTCGAGGGCGAGGGTGACATAAACAAAATCGAGACTTGGCAACCTGCGTTAGTGGTGGCCTATTTATACAATGAGCGCATACATATACATTATAATTGGTATCTGTTGGTTGTTGAGCATTGTTGGTATAACAATGTTTTTGAGAGAATGCAATCGGCGACCGTGTCCTGCGTGTCGTGGTATCGGGAGCCGATATTGTCGGGTGTGCGATGGGGAGGGAGTATTGTGAGGATACTCGATCTGTACGCGGGCGCGGGTGGAGAGCGGAGACGGGCGCGCATCGAGGCGCGTGGTCACACGTACGTCACGCTCGATCTGGACCCGAGGTTCGGGTGCAATCTGACTGCGGACATGTTGGCCGTTGCCCTCGTTCCGGCGGAGTTCATGTATCACAACGGGTATTTCGACCTCATCTGGGCGTCACCGCCGTGCGAGGCGTTCTCTGTCGCATCGATTGGACATCACTGGACCGGTGGAAAAGGGGCGTATGTTCCGAAAACGACAGAAGCTCGTTTGAGCCAGGAGCTTGTCGTGGCGACCTTGAGATTCATCTCGTGGATGAATCCGCGTGGCTGGATCATGGAGAACCCTCGTGGTGTGTTGCGGAAACTACCCTGTGTGCAAGGAATCCCGATGCAGACAGTCACGTATTGTCGGTACGGCGATACATCGATGAAACCGACGGACCTGTGGGGTAATGTTCCGGGATGGATTCCTAGGCCGATGTGTTGCAACGGACATCCTGATCACGATGCAGCGCCGAGAGGAGCGAGGACCGGGACTCAGGGAAAAGGTGGATCGGCGGAGCGTGCTGTCGTTCCCTGGCAATTGTGGGCGGACGTGATCTACTCGATGGAACAATCTCTATGAACACCCCCGAGCCGATTGCCTGGCGCGTCAAATCTGTGTACGGGATCAAGCTCATTGTTTTTGCGGTGACAGAATCAAAAGCAAAATTCAAAGCGTGGAAGGTTTTGGACTCGGAAGGTTGGCCACCCCTTTCGATAGAGCGCGCTCCTGAATACGACCAAAGCTATCTCCGCAACAGACCGACACTTTCTTTCGACGAATGAACGCTCGCTACCTGATGATTATTGACCGGCGCGAATGGCCCGAGTTTTGGAGGGACGTCCGCCAGCGATTTTACGCGGACAGATTCAACCGACGGCTTAAACTGCGGCTCATTTCCTTTCGGCGAAGTACCACAACCATAAACCATAAACAAAAATGAAATTAACTATTCAATCCAAAGAAAATGCACAAGTCATTGTTGATTTGTTCAACGCGATCATCACCGGAAACGAGTCTGAGGGTGCGACCCCGTTGAGCATCTACGACGAGGACAAGCATATCTGTTCTCTCGTCGGGAAAAGCGGTGAGCAGATTCTGGAACTGATCATCGAGCGCGAGGTCGGGGACAAGCTCCAGGAGGTTGGCCATCCAGCCCCTTCCCCCAAGAGCCTCTAAACCCGCTCTCCGCTATCGACACACCAAATCCGCATTCAAATCGCTCCACACGGCATTTCTGAGCGATTACGACACATCCACATGAGAGCGTTGCATCCTCTTTCTTGTCCGTTCCCCAACCCCCCGCACAGCGTCGGCCTCAAAGCCGGCAAGCGTAGTGCGGTTGGGGTTGGTACCCTCTCCCATTAGAGGGAGGGTAATGTTTATCTTTAGAATAAAGTAGAAGGGGGGATGCATAACCGATTGGTAAAAGGTAGGACTATTTGCTTTGGTTACTTGACAGGAAGCGTTCGGGTGTTTAGGGTAAGTAGGAAGTGATTGGATGTTCGAGATAACAAAAACCATATGAGCTACTTGGAAAACGGGACAACATTGAGGTCGCAGTTTAGCGAGATGGATCCGAAGCGCCATCATCGTGAGATGGAGGAATCGGAACTATTGGCCCACATCGCCGGGAAGTTGGGATGCGATTTGGAGCGGGCGTCCAGAGCGTTCGATTCCATGCGGAACACCAAGAGTCGCGTCTTGGTGTTCGACGCAGTTCACGGGCAATGGAGGGGTTGTGACTGGAAACCTGCGGACAAGGCGGCGTTCGAGCAGATGCTCAGGGACGACCAGCGAGCATTGGAGCGGAAATCAATCCACGAAGCGAAGGAAAGGAGACAGCTAGAAGCAAACGTCGAGAAGCTGTTGGCCCGCGTGGAGAAGTTGGAGAAGAACCGTGAGCATCTGCTGGCTCGTGTCGAGTCTCTGGAGCAGATGGCCGACCAATCCGACGTCAGCGACAATCCTGGCAAAAAGGGATTCCTTGAGAAGAAGGCTCAGGACCGATTGGAGCAAAAGCAAAAACAGCCGACCCGTGAAGAGCAACAGGCGGCGAGTTTGGCAAAAGCGTTGAGCATGGATTGGAAAAACCAGCCTCCTGCCCCAGAATACGTCCGCCCAAAGACGTTCTCTTCAGGCCCAAAAGCCACCGATTCAGGCCCGAAACGTGTCTGGCGCGAGGATTCAGGAGACGGGCGCGAGGATTCCGGCGACGGCTACGCGGAGACGATAAAAAAACATTGGCAAGAGGCTTGACGCGATTCTCGGCAACTGCGACACTGTTTGAGCAATCGGGACTAGAGCGGATGGAGAGCGTCCGACAGGGTCAGGCATGTTTCCCTTGATGAACACCCGGTTGCAGCAAATTTTAATGAAAATTTACACGGCCAAGGATGCAGCGAAAATGATGTGCATCTGCACTGAGACTCTTCGCAGGATTGTCCGGCATGACGGAATCCAGCACAGGAGGATTGGCCGACGGATTTTGTTCACCGATTCCGACATCGCAGCGATTCTTGAATCGAGGCTGATGACCGGCGCGGTGAACCCATACGCACGAAAAGTAAAACAAGAGAACAAAAGTACAGAAAATGAGCACAAACCCAGACTACACAGTGACAGTTCAGCAACCGTTGACGGTCAGCCCATCTGACGCGACGACGTTCTACGACAGGATTAACTCGCCGCTCGATGCGGTGAAGACGATGGGCGATTGGATTGCCCATAGCGGAATGTTCGGATGCGTCAAACCGGAACAGGGATATGTCCTCGCTCTGGAATGCTTGGCGAACAGGCAGACTCCTTTGGCTTGGAAGACGCAGAATCACCTCATCAACGGCAATATCACGATGAAGAGCGAGGCAATGCTCGCTGGGATGATGAACGCGGGATGGGACATCGACTGGATTCAGTTCGATGCGACCGCAGCGATTGCCGACCTCTCTAAAGGAACCAAGAAGGTCCGGGTCGAGTTCACTGCGGCTGATGCGAAGCTCGCCGGGATGTTGCCGGCAAAGCCTGGTAGCGGGTGGGCCAAGTTCCCCGCCGAGATGCTGCGTGCGCGCGTCATCAGCAAAGCGACACGTATGCTGGATCCGCGCATCACCCAAGGTCGATACACACCGGAGGAGGTGGCCGACTTCAGTGGTAGTCCATTGCCGGCACAATCGATTCCTGCGGTAACGGTTCAACCGGTCGCTCCATCCGCCACCGTCAACCAGTACACACTGGTCGATAAGCTGGAAATCATCCTCGAAGAACATGCGGAAATAGCGAACAGATTCTTGATCTACAAGAACCTCATCAACGAGGGCCAGAACTTCAGGGACGTATCTTCAAAGGTTGCATCGATGATTGTCTGTGACGCAGATGGATTCATCAAGAAGGCGTATTCGTTTTCTGCGGAATCGAAAGGAGCACAATGAACCATCACACAGTCGTCGGTCGGATCATCAATGAAACAATGCCGGCAGAGAAGTATCACGCGGTCCAGGCTCTATCGAAGTCGATGATGGCCAAGCTGCTGAAATCGCCTGCCCATTATCGAGCCGCACAGGAGGAGCGCCAAGAGCCGTCGAAGGCGATGCAACTTGGCACTGCCATCCACACCGCTGTCTTGGAGCCTGACCTGTACACCGATGTTGTGGCCGTGACCCCCGATGGTATCGACGGACGCACCAAGGAGGGCAAAGCGTGGAAGGACGCTAACAAGGACCGCATCTGTCTCAACAATACGGAGAACCGCGATGTGCAGGGTGTTGCTCGCTCGATCCGCAGTCATCCATTCTGGTCCATCTACCAAGCTCCTCATCGCATCGAGGCGAGCGTGTTCGGGCTGGACGCGGATACCGATATCGCGATCAAGGCTCGTCCTGATCTGTGGGTGGAGGACCATACCGTCGTCGACATCAAGACAACCGATGACGCTTCACCTGAAGCATTCACTCGTACCGTCCTGAACTTTGGATACCATATCCAAGCGGCGCATTACTTGGCTATGACCGGTGCCGATCATTTCGCTTTTGTCGCTGTCGAGCGCACCGCTCCATACGCTGTCGGGGTCTATCGTCTCGACTCGGAATGGTTGCAGGCCGGCGAGAATATGCGGCGCAAGGCGATCACGTTGTTGCACGAATGCCAGGCACTGGACAAGTGGCCTGCGTATCCGACAACTACGCAAACTCTTTCATGCCCAAAGTGGGTGTTAAACAAGTCGGAAAACTAAATCAATAAATAAGTATTATGTTCAAAGTCAATCGACAGGATGGTGCCGCGCAATTCATCAACACCGAGGGCGATTTCGTCGTCACCGTCTCCAAGGTGGAGGAGGCGCTTGATAACAAGGGTCGCGAAGTGTGCAAGGTGACGTTCAAGACCGACGACGGATCCTCGACCAGCGACCGGTTCATCAACCAGGAGAACACTTGGTTCCGCGTGAACCAGTTGGTTGCGGCGACCAACCACAATGTTCCTGACGGGACCGAGGTCGATTTCCTCGGCAAGAAGGGAAGTTTTGGTGAGTTCATCAAGGCGATGACTGGCCTGAAGCTCATCATCGTTGCTCGTTTTGAGGAGTACGTTGATCAGGCCGGCGAGAAGAAGAAGATCATCCGGGTAAAGAACATGAAGGCTGTCGCTCCGGTCGCCGCCGAGGACAACTTGCCGTACTAAGTGATACAGGAGGGGAGCGCATTCTTTTGCAACGCTCAATAAATTTTGTATCTATGAATGTAAAACTAGTGGCGATAACAAAGCCGATCGATGATATGTCGGCATCCGACTTTATCTCATATTGCGCGCGTGTCAGCAATCCATCGAACCAGAACAACACCCTGACCAGTCCGAAGTTGTTGGCCTACTGTATCAAGAACGGACACTGGAGTGTCTTTGAGCAGGCCAGTTTCACGGTCGAGATCGTGACAAGCAGAGCTATATCCGCCCAGATACTCAGGCACAGGAGCTTTTCGTTCCAAGAATTCTCCCAAAGATATGCGGTCGCAACAGAGTTCGAGCCTGTTGAGTTTAGAACGCAGGACTTGAAGAATCGACAGGGTAGCGGTGATGTCATAAATGACTTGGGCATAAAATGCACATTTGATGATACTGTTCGCTTTTGCGAAACCACATATCTGAGGATGATTGGTGCAGGCGTATCCAAGGAAACCGCCCGCATGATCCTTCCGCTCTGCACGCAGACGACCTTGTACATGACCGGCAATGTCCGTTCATGGATCCACTATCTGGAGCAGCGATGCGCGAAGGGCACGCAGAAGGAGCATCGATTGATCGCGGAAACTATCCGCGATGAAATCTTTGCGGTTCAATTTCCAGCAATCCATGAAGCATTGAATTATGAAAAGAACTGATATCAAGACATTGATCGAGGCGATGCGGATCATATCCGAAGGGATACAGAGCGAGGGGGGAGTGGCCAACGCTGCGATTGCCGAGGCGGCGGATAGGTTGCAGGAGCAGAATGATTATATCGAGAAATTAGAACGGGTTGGTGACGACCTTTCTATTTTTGCCGCCAATCCTGCGATGTATCCGCAAAATCAAGTACTTAAACCTGTCAAAGCATGGGGCAAACTTGAGGAATACAAGCCGTGAATACGCCAAACATCATTGACACGATAGCAGACCAGCGTGATGAACTGCGTGATGAAAACGTCAGGTTGAAAGCCCACATCAAGCGGCTGGAGAAGGCGGGGGATGATATGTACAATCTTCTTAATAATTGCGACGAAGCCTACCGTTGGTACAAAGTGAATGAATCCAATCCATGAACCACACCCCTAGAACCAATGAGGCCATTGTCACCAACGAAGAGGGACCGTGGGTCAGTGCCGCATTCGCTCGAACTATGGAGATTGAGTTGGGCGCAGCAACCGAGCGCATCAAATTGCTTGAGAACGGATTGATCAAAATGGCGCTCAATAAATTGAACCCGCCGGGAGGATTTCCCTATGAACAAAAGCAGCAAAACAACTGACAAAATCAAGACCGTCCGGCATACGTTCCCTTGTGTTGAATCGGTGCGTCGAGTTCCGCTATCCGGTGGTCGAGCGGTCACGGTATGGCGCGACAGGACAGCAGACCCGATCAAGGCCGGGTACGACGACGAGGACATCGTGATGAGTTGCATCGCTAGCGCCGGCGACGACTTGGATATGATTTGTCAGTTGGCCAAGCTCAAGGGCGTGAAGGCTGTCGAGATCAACTGGCCCGGTGGAACAGGAGCGATCATCCGTAACTGAACAACATCATGGAAGACATCGTTGCAGACACAATCAATGAGCGCGGCAAGATATACGGTGAACCGCACCTGAGCCATTCCAACATCGGGTTGGCTTGGTCAGGACTCATCCAACAGTATTACGGAATCAAACTGCCAGGGCCGATGCCATCGCATCTGGTCGAGTTGATGATGGTTGCTTTCAAAATCAACAGGTCCGTCAGGGTTTTCCACCCTGATAACTATGTGGACCTCCGGGCATACGCAGGTTTCGCGGAACACGCACAAAAAAACCCAGGTCAAGAGTACAAACCAAAAGCATGAAATACATCAAACGAACAATCAAATGGACCGTTGGAAGAGAGAAAGAACCACTGTTCGATGAACTTGCAACGGAAATCGAGATCACGGACGAAGCGGGTGGTGAATTTGTTGAAGTAAAACAGCACATCGAAGGAAACGGAAAAATCCAGATTGACCAGGAAGAGTGGCCGGCAATCAGGGAAGCAATCAATTGTGCGGTGAAACTTTGCAGGAAATAATACACATGAAAGAAAAAACCAAAAGCACAGTGATCACAATCGACGCGACCATCCATGAAGAGATGCGAAAGTATTGTGTCGAGAACGGCATTAAGATCGGGTTCTTTGCCAGCCAAGCATTGCGAGTGGCAATGATTGGAAAGACGCCAGAGGTCAAGGTCGAGTCAGGCGAGTAGCATGAACATCCCGGTCGTCTCGAATGGCGACCGGGATTCAATCTCCTAAAATTATGAATCTGAGAGAGTACCAAAAGAAAGCGGTTGAGTGGGCCACCAAGTCCGATGGTTTGATCATAGCTCCTGCCGGTAGCGGAAAGACCTGGATAGCGGCATCAATCATCAAGCATTACCACAAGCTGAATCCCGATTGGCTGTTTGGATGGACCGCTCCAACGATCGAGACGTGTCAGCAGGGACGGGTATCACTAAGCGTTGCGGGGATTCCTGATGGAGTTGTGGATATCCGGTGTCCACATGAGTCGGTGGATTTCAGCAAGAAGAACCTGCTCATCGTTGACGAATGTAAACACAGCCCAGCGGTCAGTTGGAAGCGCATCATCGAGTCGTGCAACGGACTTCGATACGGATTCGATGCGACCCCTTGGAGCGATGATGATGATCGGAACAGGGTCACCCGTTCGTTGTTCCGGGAGTCAATCTACGAGATCTCTCGAAGCGACATCGGCGATTCATTGGCCGACGCCTACCTGGAGATCAGCGACGCCACCGACCTGAACATCCAGACCAAGATCGACGACAACATCGACCGGCTGTTCCAGGCTCGCCGCAGGTACATGCGGATCAGCGATGAAGACCTGAAGAAGATGTGCGCTTGGGAATCGCTGGTGGACATCGGTATCTGCCAGAACAAGGAGAGGAACCGGTATGCGGTGCAGTATGCTCTGGACCATCTGGACATGCAGACACTCATCCTGATCCCGCGTATCACGCTTGGAGAGCAGTACGAGGCGAGCATACCGAACTCTCGCTTGGTGCATTCCAAGATCGGGAAGAAAGACAGGCGCTCGTACATGGAAGAGTTCAAGGCCGGAAATCTCAGGACCATGATCGCCACCTCATTGGCCGACGAAGGATTGGATCTGCCCAACGTCGAACTGCTCATCATGGTGAGCGGAGGTCGATCTTCGCAGAAGACCATCCAGCGGGCGAGCCGCGCGCTTCGTAAAACAGAAACAAAAAACTGTGCGACAATCGTGGACTTTTCAGACAAGTTCCATCCTATCGGAGCGTTCCATGCTAAGAAGAGGATGAAGAACTACCGTGAACTTGGCTGTATATTTATTACAAAATGAGCGAATCAACGACGAACGAAACAACCGCGACACCAACCGAGAACGTGGTTTACTTGATCGGCGAGCTACGAGCGATCAGTCGAAAGACAGAGACAAAGACAGGGGCATTGATGGTCAGGAGATCCATCTCGATTGCTCGTCACTGGACTGATATCGAAGGCCGGTTCCATGAAGACTACGACGAGTTCGAGTTGTCGTCATGGGGTCAGGTCGCAGAAAAGATTCTTGATATCGGCAACGGCGCGTTGGTGCGCGTCAAAGGCCGGGTCAAAGTTGAGAAATGGAGCGAAGGTGGAGATACAAAAAGTGCGGTACGCATCGCGGCGGAAAACGTCACGGTGCTGTGTTTCTAAAAGGAGCGAATGAAAAAACAAATCGTAGCGTGTGATCCAGGTGTCGGCGGCGGATTTGCCATCAACACCCCGGACGGAATCATCCTGATGGCGATGCCCGAGTCGTTGCCCGACATCCATCAGATCCTTATCGGGTTCAAGATGGCGGAATCTCAGTTCTGGGTGGAGAAGGTTCCAAAGTTCGTGTGCAAGCTGACGCCTGCTGCGAGCGTGGCGACCCTGCATGAGAACTACGGTATCGTCCAAGGACTAGCGTACTCTCAAGGATACGGACTGCACCGGGTCGAGCCGAAGATCTGGCAGGATCCACTTGGTCTTGGTGGACGGAAATCGTGTGCGACCAGTGCAGAGTGGAAGCGGAAGCTGCGCGCAAAGGCACAAGAACTGTATCCACATCTCGACGTGACGCTTAAAAACTCAGACGCATTGCTCATCCTTCACCACGCCCTCGGCGGCGGTCGCTAAAAACAACAAAATGAAAAACGATATCTCCCATCGACAGTTCTTGAAAGATGCACCCAAACTTATCGACTATGCGATCATTCGCGGCTGGATGAGCAGGCCGAAGCCAAAGCAAGACGCTGATGGCCCCTGTTCTACGGACGCGATTTCCCATCTCGATGACGATGAAATTCAGGAACCTAGCAAACAGCGCAGTAGAAGTTGAACTCATATCAGATGATGTTGAGATACTGATAGGTGAGACGAAGTGGCCCGGCGTGGCTTATATCCAAGATGGAAAACGAAAGATACACGTCACCACTAGAGCCAGGTTCAAATCAAGGTTCGTGCCGATAGATGCGACACCCTGATCTATACATAGATGCACAGAGCAAGCTCTTTGCGAAGTTTCAGACGCGCTCCATACGCATACATCATTGGAGCAAGTACCTGATGACACCCAAAGAGCTTGCCCTCCTTTTCGGAAAGCTGGAGAAATCAAATTCTGTTCTTCGAGAGATAGCCAAGACCGATCTTGGCAAAAGCGGAGAACTAGCGCGCAAACAACTTGGAATCGAATGAATCAATCAAATGTGGACCGCGCGAGAGCGTGGTTGAGGAACACCCCTGGAGCCGTCACCGGGCAGAACGGTCATGGAGCGACCTTCGCCGTCGCCACATCGCTGGTGCATGGCTTTGAGCTATCGCATGGAGACGCGGAAGCGTTGTTCAACGAGTACAACTCGAAATGCGTGCCACCGTGGAAACCGCACGAACTGGCCCACAAGCTGGTCGAAGCGTCGAAGGTGGCACACGATAAGCCGAGAGGATGGCTCTTGTCCGCGCAGAGCGGCACGCCTGTATCGACCACCGGCAAGTTCATCGTCAAGAAGCCGACCCAGCCGGTTCCGGTTCCTGCAACGCGATTCTCCATCGCTGACTTCCTCAAGGCGTGCTTTGAACCGGATGAAGTGGTCTGCATCTGCAACGACATCATCTGCGACGAGGCTGGCAACGGAAGGCCGGGGTCGAAGGGTACGTTCCTGACCCGCGACAACTGGATATCCAAGCACTTCACGGATCCCATCAGCTCGATGTGGACGAGCCAAGAGAGCCGTGGCTCCTATGTCCGGGTCAATCCGTGCAGCGACGAGAGCGGATCCGATTCTGGCGTCTCAGCGTATCGCCATGTCCTCGTTGAGATGGACGAGAAGTCCAAGGACGAACAATGGACCGTCCTCAGTGAATCCAAGTTGCCGATGTCCGTGGTCATTGATTCAGGCGGCAAGAGCCTGCATGGATGGGTCAGGGTCGATGCAGCGGACAAAGCGGAATGGACAGAGCGCAGAGACATCGTTTATCGACACCTCGAAGCCATTGGTATCGACCCAAAGAACAAGAACGCGAGTCGGTTCTCTCGTCTTGCCGGCGCGATGCGTGATGGCAAGGAGCAGAAGTTGCTGGCCATCAATGTCGGGTCGATCACTTGGGAAGCGTTCACCGACTATCTGGAGTCTCAGGACATGCCCCAGGAGTTCACGCTTCAGAGCATCCTCGATTACGACCCGGAGAACGACCCTGACAATCTCATAGGAGATCGATGGCTTAGGCGTGGTTCATCGCTCCTGTTCGTCGGACAGAGCGGTTGCGGCAAAAGCTCGATGGTGTTCTACCAAGGACTGAAGTGGGCCATTGGTTCGGATTGGTTCGGCGTGCAACCTGTGCGGCGGTTGAAGGTCGCATTCGTGCAGGCTGAGAACGACATCGCGGACCAGCATGACAGCCTCAAGGGAGCGGCTCAGTCTGTGTTTGGTACCCAGAACTGGGTCGATGGATTGAAGAGCGCCGACATGCTGTTCTTTCGCGAGACGGTACGTACCGGCGCAGACTTCGCCACAATGCTCCGTAGGATGATCAGGAAGACCAAGGTGGACATCGTGTACGTCGATCCGTTGTTGTCGTACATAGGCGGGAATCCTGCGGACATCGAGGTATGCGCGAACTTCACCCGCCATCTGCTTCAGCCGATCATGATCGAGACTGGAGTCATCATCGTCCTGGTGCATCACTTCCCCAAGCCAAAGGGCAAGGACGAGAAACCCGAGAGCGTGGCAGACATGGCCTACTCTGGCTTTGGTTCATCCGACCTGACCAACTGGGCGAGAGAGGTCATCGTGATGAAAGAGATCGGGTTCAATCATCCTCGGCGATTTGTTCTTGGGATGGCGAAGAGGTCTGAGCGATCCGGGATGAAGGACAAAGAAGGGAACAAGTGCGGATCGATCATCATCCAGCGAGGAGTTGGAACCGTGTCCTGGGACTACGCTCCACCCGAGGTCTTCAAGGTGGATAAAGCTGCTGGCAAGAAACCTTGGAAAGGAAAGTTCAATAAATACTAATATGCGTGTCCTGGTCGCATGTGAATATAGCGGAACGGTTCGTGATGCCTTCCGAAAACTTGGCTGGTATGCGATGTCCTGCGACCTCCTTCCAACTGACGTGCCTGGAGAACATCATCAGGGTGACGTTCGAGAACTGATGGCGCAACCGTGGGACATCATTATCGCGTTCCCGCCATGCACCTATCTGTGTTCATCGGGGATGCACTGGACCACCAGAGGTCTGCGCGACCCGAAGCTGACTGAAGACGCATTGGACTTTGTGCGATACCTTCTTGGTGCTGACTGCAAACACATCGCAATCGAAAACCCTGTCGGAGCAATCTCAACACGAATCCGCAAACCTGACCAGATCATACATCCGTGGCAGTTCGGACACCCTGAATCCAAGACAACTTGCTTATGGATCAAAAATCTACCGTTACTAGTTCCGACAAACGTGCTGCAAAAACCAGCAAGCGGGAGATGGGAAAACCAAACACCAAACGGGCAAAACAAACTTGGTCCATCAAAAGACAGATGGAAACTCCGGTCGGCCACGTATCAGGGGATAGCGGACGCGATGGCCAATCAGTGGAGCGAGTTCGTATTGTCTTCGCCTCCGACTGCAAACCATGCCCCGATTGCGGAGAACCTTTTTGCGTGGTCTGCCAGCAACACTACGCCGATTGCGAATGTCCAGGGCCAAGCAATGCCGAGGATGACGGGTGGGAACTCGTCGAAGAAAATGGCGTGCTCTACGGAATACGTCCTGTCACAACTTAAGCGTAGCTAGACTTCTTTTCTCTAATCGCTCGTCGGCGACCTTTAGCGGCAAGCGATTGGAACTTTTCCTTGCCGAGTTTTTTGCGACCGATTGATGCCGCGAGAGCAGCAGGGTCTTTGACACCTTTCTTCTCAAGAGAGCCGATAAGTTTCTCGTAACGGCCTCCACCACCAAGTTTCATTTTATCCATAAAATTACCAGGCTTTGCAACTCCAGTGACGAGGAGTTGTTTTATCATTCGCAGTATCGCAGTTGTGTCTCGCTCGGAAATTCTTTCTACGACCGGGATTGTTCTTTTTGATGGTCATATCCGGGTCACCGAACCTTACCTTAACAACATTTCCATTGTCGTTCTTCACGTACACGGCGCTCTTCTTGCGCTCGCCAGGAGTGTAGAACGGTTTGTTGAGCGACACCTTCTTTCCTTGATAGGTGTTACCTTTTTTTGAGAGAGAGGTCATGGCTTGATTTTTGGAAATCCTTTGTCTGAATAGACCGAGATTTTCTTTTTCATCCTGTTGCGACGAGAAATGAGCGACTGCTTCATCTTACGATTAGGATCAAGCGATTGCACCGGAGCAACGAACGGGTCAGCAACGAAGTCGCTCATTTGGTTGGCCTCCTATTTGCGTCAATGTTCATGGTATAGATTTCGTCCGCTTCTGGAGAATCAGGACCAAACCTATCAACCATATAGTTTGAAAACCCGCTGATCATGTTTTTTGCAGTTGTTGGATCAATGCGATTGATTGGAGTGATTGCCAGTTTTCTAAGTTCAGGAGTTGTAAGAATATAAGAAGCAATCGCGTATTTGATTTTCTGGCTTCGACCAGCAATGGAGGCCAATTCATTTGCTGCTCCAATTGTTCCGATTCCAGTCATTCCGCGCGTTGCAGCACCGGCAACGGCTCCAGCACCGCGAGCAACAACGTCAATCAATGGAGAATTCGGAGAGAGATCCCCACCGGCCTTTTCAATCGCATAAAGGTTTCTTAGAGTTGATTCTAATGTATTCAATTTGTCTGGACCAAGCACAGCCTCAGAAATCCCGCGCATGCTTCCAGCTTTTCCAATAGGCGATTCTGGAAGTATTTCCTTCAATAGATTATTTGCGCTGATTCTACCTTGTCCGGTAAAGCGTGAAAGGAGGTCATTGACAAAATTAAACTGCAAATCATTGATGAGCTTTGGATTGTTTGTTGCAATGATATGCATCGCCTTTTCAGTCTGAGCAGGACTGAATGTTTTGCCGTCCATTATCGACCTCATGAACGTGGATGGATTCTGCTCTATGATTGCAGAAAGACCGTCTCCATCCATTTTCTGCAAAGCTCCGATAACAGTTCCATTGTATTGATTTTGAAGTTTCTGAGACTTGGCAAAAGCATCTACAATTTTATCAGTCACATCTTTTGATGGGTTTGCTCCAAGTGCATCGAACAGAAGCGCCGGGTCATCAACAGATAGATTTGAGATGATTTTTTTAGGATCAAGTTTTGACAGTGCGTTTTGCTTTTTTGCAATACCTACGATGTTGTTATAATTCGGAAAAAACTCAGCACGGATTTCCGGTGCAAGAGAGTCGATTCCATTCAGCAATTGGCCGGCGGACATTTCACCAGAAATAGAATTTCTTGCCGCATGCCCAATCTCGTTGAACAGATATTCGGATGCGGCATCAGTGATTGCTTTTGCCCTTGCAGGAGGAACAGATTTTTTCAGTTCAGCCAAGAACGAAGGACCATCAGCAGAGCGAAGTTTTGAGGCAAGAGACGCAGGACCAATTCCACCTTCAGGTCCAAAATCTTGAAGGATTTTGTCCATCATTGGATTATCGAATGTTGCGTACTTCTGCTTGGTCAACGCATTCGCCTGTTGCAGGTCGGTCTTCAGAGTGCTTCCAGGAAGCGAAGCTATTCCGGCTTCAATGTCTTGAGATACAGCTTTGTAAAGCTGCTTCTTTTGATAGTCGCTTACCCCTGGAAAGATTGTGTCATTTCCGATTGAACCACCAACCTGGGTGCGAAAATTACGCATTCCCTCAAGGGTTTGATTTTCAGAAAACTTTGGAATCGATCCGCTAAACCTTCCGGTTCCAACAGGGAACATTGGGGTTACCGCCTTGGTTGATGCTGTTTCAACTTTAGGAATCAACCTTCCAAACGCATCAAGAATGTTTGAAAATTGCTCCGGCTTTTCAATGTCCTGTTGAACCGTTTGTATTCCAAGGTCTTCACTCCACTTTTTTGTATTTCCAGTAGGAATATCAACTGTCGTATAATCTGGATTTGATGTTACCTTTTGAAACGCCTTTGTCTCTTCTGCTTTCAAGTCAGAAAACGTGCCTTGAATTTCAGATCTAACTTTAGCACCAAAACTAGTTGGAGTTGCTGAAGTTCCGGGAACCAATGCAAGAGCATCGTTTTGAACCTGCTTGAAGGCTGATTCAATTGCTGGATGCAATTCCTTTGAAGCGGCTTCGATAGCATCTCTTGATGGCTTAGACAAATCTCCAATCTGCTGACGAAGGGTAGCAATGGTGTGCTTTGCAAGATCGTCCGCAGTGACTCCTGTATTTTTAAGTTGAGTAGCAGAAAATGCAATTTGCCTTTTAAGTGCATCTTTTGCTTCTGAAGACAGTTCCAGTCCAGACTGAATGTTTTTGATTTCGTTGGCCAATTGAGGGGTTCCAATTGCCTCGCCAACACCAACGGGAACTTCTATTCCGGTTGTATCTTGAATAATTTGACGCGCAGACGATGCATCAAGCTGTGACACTGAAGCATTTCCAAATGGACGAAACGCGGTTGTCGCTGCTTTTTTGGGGCTAAAGCTAAGAACATTTTTTGCTACCTGGTATGCGGTTGGAAGATATCGTTCAGCCAATGATGCAGTTCCACCAAGCAAACCTCCAAGTCCGGTAGATGCAGTAATTCTTCCAATAGGACCAAGCTCGCCTTCTTTTGCAGGCTGAAACCCTGATAATGCTTCTTCTGTTGCTTGCTGCGCCGCGCCGGAAACGCTTCCTCTTGCAGCGGTAGCTAGTATTTTTGGAACAGTCTTTCCAGCCAAAGCGGTTAGAGCAAGTTCAGCTGGAAGAAGCTCTGGTGCTGCAACTCCTGCACCTAACGAAGCAATTTTTCCAAGAGCTTTAGCTGCGTCTCCGTAGTTAGGAAACAGTGTTGTATCTCGAACATCTTCTGCGGTTGTTCCGGGAGGAGCTGAAATTGAACCGGTTTGACGCTGGTAAGAAATCTTTCCTTCTCCTTCGCGCCGGCGCATCTCGCCAACACTGGCCGACTGATTCACCGCACTCTGCAATTGTTCAGCAGAGCCTGGGTCAGCGACAGGAGTGGATGAAGGCGATTGTTGAGTAATGCTCTTAAAAACCTCCTCAAGTTCCTGCTCCGTCGGAGGGCTATCTCCGGTCATATCAATTGTTTTTCCAGATGACGGATCAGTTACGCTGTAGGTAGGCATAATAATTATCGAACTTTAACGTCAAACCGACCAACTTTAGCACCACCACCAGCAGGCTGGCCCACCGATGGAGTGGCGGGGGTAGCGACGCCTGGATTAGTGTCCTGGACATTCATTTCTCCAATCATTCCCAATGGAGATTTCATTCTATCTTTTGCGTTTTGGAACAAACCCTTTAACTCACGAAGACTTTGTTTAACTTGATCCGGACTAGAGGTTACATAGCTTGTCTTTATGAGTTCTTCAGCCCTGCGCGCGTCTGCGTCAGTTAATCTTCCCTGTTCAGAAAGAAGACCGCGAGAAACTAGCGGAGTCAAAGATCCGAGTTGCTGACTTATGCGGATTTGTTGCGGACTTAGCCCTGCACCAGTTTTAGAAAGAAGAGGAATTTTTTGAACAACAGATCTAGCTGCTCCCATTGTGCTGAAAGCTGCATCAATGTCGGAATCTGTAATTTTATCTATAAGACCAATCGCTGTATTAGCCGACTTGATTCCATTAAAAATTTGAGTTTGAACCGCTTGAGGAAGAGCTTTCTTGAACTCAAATTCACCAGAAGTACCAACAATGATGTCCTGACCGTTCTTTGTAGCAACGGATTTGAGAACTTGAAACTTGGCGTCTTTTTGGTCGCTTGGAGCGTTTTGCCAATCAAAAAGAGCAGCAGTCATTGGCGACTTGGATGCTTTTTTGGCATTCATTGCCTGAATTGCTTGAAGCTCAACTTCAGGAGTCAATCCAAGTGCCTTAATAGCTTCTTCGCTTCCAAGGCCAGCTACCGATGAAATCTTAGATGCTCTTAAAAGCTGTTCTCTCTCAAGACGCTTCCTTTCAATCAACTCATCATCAATGATGTATTCCCCTTCAGGGGTACGTGTCAAAGCGTTGAATTCACGAGCATCGGCATATCGTTCTGTTTCACGTTTATCTCTAAAAGCAGCAAGTTTTGACTGCTGTTTTATAAGTTCAGCGCGTCTGGAATACTGTTCCAGTCCGCTCATTGCTTTGTTTGCTTCTTGATTGAAAGTCTTGGACTTAAATCTAGGAACAACAGGCAATGCTGCTCCAACCTCTCCGCTATTTAAGAAGGTTGAATAATCATTATTAAACTTCTGATAAAGATCAAACTCATTAACTTGAGCTTCTTGCTCTTTCATTGCCTCTCCAAGAGCATTCTGCTGAATCTTGTTCTGAAGGTCAGCACTCCTCTGCTGCATAACCTGTTGAGCAGTCTGCAACTGAAGCTGATCCATCATCCGCTTCTGTGTCTGCGCGCGGTCGTACAACGATGCGCCAAGCTGAAATGCTTCAAGAGTATTGTCGGCCATAAGAATTCAATTAGTATTTGTATCAATAATTCCCATAACCAGAGGAACCAGACGGCTGACTGTATAGATTCTGAGATGGGCCGTTCATCATATTGTCAACATTCCCGTAGTTGTACGGAGCAGATTGTCTTCCTCCACCCAAAGACTGCTGCATCATCGCGCCACCATAAAAACCACCAGCACTTGAAATAGCACTTCCAAATGCAGACATCGTTGGATCAGGCATCGCAGCTACCTGTGCAGCTTGCAAATCTCGACCATACTGAGCCTGTTGCTGTTGCTGCATCACACCGACGCGCTGTGCCGGCGTGATGAACATGCTGCTGGTCGAGAACGGCTGGACCATTCCATACGCACGCTGCTGCTGGATAAAGCTCTGGGCCTGCTGCAATCCTTGGTTCTGGATCTGCATGCCTGTCAATCCAAGGTCGCGAGCAGTCAACGATCGGCCCATCCCACTCGCACCACCAAAACCACCCGACAAAGCTCGCCCAGCGGTTGACCGTTGAACCTGTGAAGATATTTCCGGCGAGATTTCGCCTCGCAAAGACGCTCCTATGTTTGATCCTGCCTGTGCAATCAACTGGTCGTAACCAGGGATGGCCCGCCGAAGCTGTTCCTCAAGAACGCTCTGGTCAGCAGTCGTTGTCTTTCTTGCAAGTTCTGACGCAGAAGACAATGAGCCAAGGTTTTGCTTGATAGCATCTTTCTGCTCGGCGGCAAAATTGATTGGCTTAAATTCTGGAACATTTGGCTTGCTCCCTTTGCTCAAGAGTCCACCAATAAGGCTGGATCCACCAACGATTGCCGCTGCTCCTAGGAGTCCCATAAGTTAAAATACCTCCTTCACAAAACGATTGCCGTTCTCTACTGAGAACACTTTTTCAGGTTCGTGGCGCTGGATATTCATAGTTAACAATCGAGTTGCCTTTTCTTCTGGAAACGGTCGCTCGTCCTTGAAGCAATGAACCCATATCCGACGCAAAGTATCCAACTTAAAAAGTTCACCCTCTTCAATCACCATGACATCATTGGAGCATGCCCACTGATCTGCATACTCCCTGATAGACTCAAATGACTGAAGATGAACCTCATAACCAAATCTTTCGCTGCATTCTTTGGATGAAGATTCGGCGTCTTTTTTTACATACACCTTGATTGAATCATTAACCACGGCTTTGGGCAGATATCCATAGGTAGAACAGTCGGCCACGTACTTGTGGATGAGCCGATAATCCTCGATTGACTGTTTCCAGTTAGGATCGGTAGCTCCCTGCTCATGGATTCCAAGACAATCGTTCTCCAACGAGAAAAGGACCGACATGAATGCCGATCCAAACCTTGGAAGTCCGCAGATCTGGAAAAGTTTACCTTTCATTTTTAACGCACAAAGATGTCCAAGCGGCAGTCCTTGCCAAGATGAAGATGGCCGACTCAGCGCCAACAATCACCCCAAGCTCGTTGCAAACAACGGCAGAATAGAGAGCAGCGTTTGGATGGACATCTTTTCCAACCTCTTTCATCCAACCATGAAGCTGGATAATCCTGTCATTTGCATGAGGAAAATCAGATTCGATAAGTCCAGACACATTGCTCCATGCGGGATCAATTTTGTCTTTGAAGAACGAGTTTCCAAACCCAGGGATCTTCATACCGGACTCGATGGCCGACTTCAACGCTCGCTCGTCGAATCGCTCGTAAACGAATCGAGCAGGGCCGATTGGTCCATGTGCATCACCAAGAGTCAGGATTGCAGAAGCGATTCCGTTCGTCAGATTTCCGCTTCCAAAGAACGAGTTGACGGCGGCTCCAGAGCTTGAGTTCTGGTTGTTCCTTGCCGCCGTATCGTGTGCATCGAAGACAGCCTGAAGAAGCTCCAGTTTCTTTGGAGTGACTTCAGCAAGAGCGAAATCGATGTTCAGGTTCAGAACCATTGGGAAAAACCTCCACCGTTCAAGCCGACCCCGACCATCCTGATGGTGTGTACTGCGTCGCCAAGATATTGCATCGTCTGTTCCTGTACAGCCTGTACCGCTTTCGCTTCGTAGGCCACTGCTTCCTGTATCAAGTCGTTCTCCTCTTTTCGGATAGCCATCACCATCAACTTGATGGCGTCAGGAGAAGGAGGAATCAGATAGTCGTTCACTCCGGTAGCATTGACGTGACGCATCTTCGCCATGACCGTCACCGGCTTGCTGTCGTCGCTGCTGCACCGGTCCGCGAGATAGCTGCGACGATACTGAGGAAGCGTCTCATCGGGGTCGTACACAGCTACATCAAGCTCCAAAAGAGTTGTAGCATTGTACTCGTACAATCGGCTCGCCGTGTTGGTCGCCTCGCGGATGACCCCGGTAAGGCTGGTGAACTTCTTGGTAGATTGAACGTACGGAAGAGCCAAGGTCAGCTTTTCGCCATCAATCCAAACGCTTCCAGATAACGTCCTGATCCACTGACCATTCTGGTCCACCCCCTGAAGCGTGATTGTCTTTCCGACATCTGACGCATCGCCTGGATATACGCGAAGATAGCTGTTCAATCCACCGGACATGTCTCGGTAAGAAACAACCGTTCCTCGATCGACAAGCTGTTTGCCGGCGCACGCCGAGTTTTCTCCGAGCAATCCATATCCGCTCTCTTGGAACTCGAACCATTGGTTGCGAACAGTACCGACGCCGCAGCAATCTGCCACCGCTTCAATCGTCTCAATCTGTCTAGGCCAAGTAATACACCCACCAACGGTGTTTATCGTGAACCGACCGTACGCTCCCGCCCAAAGACCCTTGTGCAGCAACCGGCGACACGCCTGAT